TCGGAGCTCTTCAGCCCCGAAACGTTGCTGCTCATGTCTGGTGTTGACCAAAGCGTGTTCCAGCAGGTCGCCGTAGAAGAGGTAATGAAACTTCTCCGCTCCGACAAGAAGCGGGGATTCCGCATTGACATCGAGACTGATTCGACAATTGCCAAGGACGAGCTACGAGAGAAAGAAGAGCTCATGGAGTTCTTCGGAGCAATATCGCAACTCCTTGGCGCAGCGCAGGGAGCGGCTGCGTCGGGAGTGATGAGCCCTACCGCGATGCGCCAGATTATCCTTTGGGCGGCGAAGCGATTCCCCGCTGGACGTGATCTTGAGCAGATGCTCGAGGAAGCGATGGCAGGAGAAGGCGAGAAGAAGTCCTCACCAGAAGAGGACGTGAAGAAGATGGAGTCTCAGATCAAGCTCATGAAGCTCGAGCTCGACCGCGAGGAAATGATGGCGGACAACATGATGAAGGCTGAGCAGCTCAAGCAGAAGTGGGTTGAGCTGGAGCTCAAGTACGACATCGACGTGAAGAAGATTCGCCAACAGAAGGTTGAGGCTCTGATCAACAAGCAGACAGCCACGATCAACGCCGCCGGCGGGAACGTCAAGAAATGATCTACCACTACGACAAGGAGCTAAAGAAGGTTGTGGAGGGGGCACCGCCGCCGCGCACATCGGGCGACACTCCATTCCACATCATGCCGATGTTTCAAGAGTACCGCGCAGTAGGTGTGGACAACCGCATCGTTAAGACGCGGACAGATCACAAGAACATGCTCAAAGATCATGGTTTTACCGAGGTGGGCAATGAGCAGCACGCCTCCATAAAACAAAAACAAGAAGAATGGGCTGAAAGGGAAGAAAATGACAGAGGTTAAGGAGCTGCCGCCGCTCAAGGAAGCACTCAGTGATGTCTTCGACGAACTGACGAAAGATCCAGAGACGACCACTGTTATCACTGATGATAACGAAGAGGTTGAGAGCGAGGAGGAGGTCGCAGAGAAAGCGGCGACTGACGAGGAAATTGAGCCTCTCAAGGCGGATTCCGACGAGGATGACGTGGAGCCGGGTGAGCCGGAGAAGGACGAGGAAGACCTCGAGGATGACGACATCATCAATCCTCTGCAGCACTGGCGCCCTGACGACAAGGAGATGTTCAAGACGCTCCCGAAAGAAGCACAGGAGTTCCTCATCGACCGTGACAAGAGGTTCCAGCGGTCGGTGACTCAGAAGCAGAGCGAGGTTGCTGACATCAAGAGAGCCCTCGACCCGGTGCGTGACGAGTTGGTGAAGCATGGTGTCAGTGAAAGCGATGCTGTGCGTCGTCTCATTGGGGCGCACATGCGGCTGAAAGATGATCCAGTTAATACGTTGCTTGAATTAATGGCAACTTACGATATTGACATCAAAGCTTTAACAGGCGAAGATGGAGATGGAGAAAAACCCAGTCCTCCTGATAGTGCAGCAAGGCGGGAGGTCCGGGAGTTGAGAGAGGAAGTCCAGAAGGAACGTGATGCGAGACAAGCGCAAGACGGTCAGAAGCTCGCAACGGAGATCGAGGTCTTCAAGAAAGACCACGAGTTCTTCGATGACGTGCGAGAAGAGATGACTGCAATCGCATGGTCGTATCACAATCGCAAGCTGGATCTCCCACCGTTAGCAGACTTGTACGAGAAAGCCTGTTGGCAAGACGAGTCCATTCGAAAGAAGATGATCGCCCGCGAGGGCAGCTCAAAATCCAAGAAGGACTCCGAAGATGCCAAGAAGGCGAGGCGGGCTTCGTCATCGAAGATTCGTTCTGCGCCCAAGTCAGCGAGCGAGCATAAGGAAGAAAAAAAGACGCTGCGTGAAGACCTATCAGCAACGTACGACAGACTTAACGCGAGGTAAAAACAATGGCATCTCCCAACACCAGTTGGACCGAGATTGTCACCACCACGCTGGAGTCGAGGAGCGGTGAGCTTGCTGACAACGTCAGCAACAGCAACGCGCTTCTGGCTCGCTTGTCTGCCAAAGGTAACATCCGCACCGCAAGCGGTGGGCGAGTGATTGCTGAGGAACTTGAGTACGCAGAGAATGCTACTTTCAAGTATTACTCAGGCTACGAGACTCTCGACATCAACCCCTCCGACATCGCGACCGCAGCGGAGTACAATTGGAAGCAGGCAGCGGTGGCTGTGACAGCCTCTGGTCTTGAAGTAGAAGTCCAGAACTCCGGGAAGGAAGCTGTGATCGATCTCCTCGACAAGAGGATCGGCAACGCTTTCCGCACGATGAAAAACCAGATCTCAACCGGCATCTATTCTGATGGTACTGGCTCCTCGAGCAAGCAGATCACTGGTCTGCAGGCACTGGTCGCCGATACCCCGACCTCCGGCACCGTCGGTGGCATCGACCGTTCCGTGTGGTCTTTTTGGCAGAACCAATTCCTCACCAACTCGACAATGAGCGCGTCGGTCATCCAGGGGTACATGCAGGAAGTGTGGCTGGAGTGTTGCAGAGGATCGGACAAGCCCGACCTCATCACTGCTGACCCTAAATGCTATACATACTACTGGGATGCCCTCCAGGCAATTCAGCGCATCACCAATGAGGGTTCAGGCATGGCCTCTCAGGGGTGGGCGTCACTCGGCTTCCTCACCGCCGACGTGGTCTATGACGGAGACAGTGGACATCCGGCTTTGGGAATGTACTTCCTGAACACGGACTTCATCTTCTTCCGTCCGCACGTCAATCGTAATTTCGTTCCCTTGAAGCGGCGTGAAGCGACCAACCAGGACGCTTTCGTTGTGCCGATCGTCTTCGCTGGGAACCTGACCATGAGTAACGCTGAACTCCAGGGCGTGATACTCAAGACTGGGAGGGCATAATCATGGCATGGCGCACAATTGACCTCCCGGGTGCTCAGATCGAAGTCGTTGATTCGGCTGCGGTGTTCAATCTCGGACAGACCTGCAAGGCCCGGAGTACCTCCACTGGGTATATCGGCGAGTTCATGTACGCGCAGGGCGCGTCGTCTGTCGCTGCTGGTAGCTGGGTTCTCTTGAACCACACCGATAATGTGGTGTCGTTGCTAGGCGACACGAACATTGGAGGTGTTGGTGTCGCGGTGTCTGCGGTAATTGCGAGTACGTTCGGGTGGTTCCAGATCATGGGCCGCGCAGAAGCGAACCTCGCTGCATCGTGTGCTGACAACGCCCAGTTGTACACCACTTCGACCGCTGGAGCGGTTGATGACGCTACGAGTGGTGAGTACCAGATCTACGGCGCCCGTTGCGCGGAGACGGTTACGTCTGCTGCAGTTGGCGAAGTGGAAATCCACTACCCGCAGGTCGGCGGACCTGACGCATCGTAAACAAAAACCCCGGAGTGGGGGCCGATGCTGCCCCCGCTCCTTACTTGAGGAGGAACGATGGACGCTGATATGTCTTGGGAAGAGGCTGTCAACATGGCGAGGGCCAAGGACAAGGACGATAACTGCATAGCGATTTTCCACATGGAGTCTATGCGTGACGAGGATGCGACCAGGGAAGCGGGCAAGCCAGTCTTTGCGAACGTTCCGTTCGTGAAGATCATCGCCCCTGGCAACGACAAAGAGGTCGTGGATCGTATTGTGTTGCAGAGAGACAAGGAGCGATTCCCGAAAGAGTGGTACAAGTTCACTCACAACGAGGCGCCGGAGGTTGATGGTACACCCATCGAGTTTTGGCCGCAGTTGGACAAGGCACAGGCGGACACGCTGAAGGCGAATAACATCTTCTCCGTGGAGAACCTCGCTGGCGTGTCTGATCAGGATATTAGCGGGCTTGGCATGGGGATGCTTGAGCTCAAGAAAAAGGCGAAAACCTGGATCGAGCTACAAGACGGCAGCGCGGACATGAACAAGTTGGCTGAGAAGAATCGAAAACTAGAGGAGCAGCTTGCTGCACTCACAAAGAAAGTCGCGGCGCTTGAAGACATCCCGCAGGACAAGAGTGAGAAGAGTGCTGACCTTATGGCACACCTGGCTAGATAGAGGGATAGTATAGACAGACGCCCGCGCAGCTTGGAGCGGGCATGGCGAAGACAGTTCTGCAGATTGGCAACGCGGTGGCATCAGCGTGCGGCTTACCGCAGCAAACTACGCTTAACGGCAGTTCTAACCAGAACGCAATGAGGATCCTCCAGTCCGTCAAAGACGGTGCTGGTCGAGATGTGTTCAGAGGGCAGGACTGGGTCAACCTCCAGAGCGAGCACACCTTTGCGACAGATGCCTCGTCATCCTACGACGAGCTCCCCTCTGACTTCGACAGGCTCATCAACGGTACGCTGTGGGACAGGACGAATGAGCGTCCGCTAGTCGGACCCGTGACGGCGCAGCAGTGGCAGCGATACGAGTCAGGGCTTGATGGTCTCACCGGTCTGACGTTGCTCTTCCGCATCGTTGGTGACGGTGCCGGAGACAAGGTTATCAAGATCTACCCCTCGACCAGCACCGGGTCTACCATAGCGTTCGAGTACATCTCAAATAAGTACGTTGGCGACATAAATACTGGTCAGAGTCCGAAGGACGCGGTTGACGCAGACACCGACTATTTCCTGTTCGACGATGACCTCGTGGAGGTCGCCGCGACGTGGCGGCTGCTCCGAAACCTCGGCATGACGTACGCTGATGAGAAGATCGAGTTCGAGGCGCTCATGGATGAGCGATCAGCGAACGATGGCGGGGCTGGGTCACTGAGCATGCGGCTCCGATCCACATGGCAGATTCGCGATCCCAACATCCCCGATACTGGATACGGGAGCTAGAGATGAGACCCCGCACGCAACGCGGCAGCATCATGGCGCCGGCGAGGCAGCGGCGAGCGCAGAATATGCGGGTTGAGGCGCCCATCGGTGGGTGGAACACGCGGGACAGTGTTGACAACATCCCACCGACGGACGCCATCAGCCTCATCAACTGGATCCCTGACCTCGGTGAGGTTAGGACACGCCCCGGGTACACCGAGCATTGCTGGGTTGGTGATGTTGTCACCGGGTCTAATCTTGTGTCGAATCCCGGCTTCGAGGATGCAGGCGGCGGCGGCGCGGATGTCTTCGCTAATTGGACGGAGAACGCCACGGGCGGTTACATAACGAGGTCTACTGTTTTCGAGCATGGCGGGACGTATTCTTGTGGCTTGAATAGGTTCACCACGTCGGTGAACGTAAGCCAAAACATAACCACCACGGCATCGACAACTTATACCTTGAAGTTTTGGGTGTACTCTTTTAGAAATTTGGGCAAGTTGAACCACATAAATTATAAGGTTTATGATGTTTCAAACTCTGCTGACTTGATAGCAAAAGTCGAAGCCACGGGAGTGGAAGACTCATGGACTGAGATAATCGTCCAGTTCACTACAGCAGTTGGGGGCATCTCCACTGGCATTTGGTTTTATGCGGATGACAACCCCGGGGGTGTATATGTAGATGACGTATCGGTATACGCAGCCCTCGCAGAGGACGACGTAGAGACCCTCGCAGAGTACATCTCAGGTTCTGACAGGATGCTCATCGCTGCAGCATCAGGAGCGTTCATCGACGCGACCACTGCTAGTTCACCATCAGACATAACGCAAGCTGCCACTACGCATGATTTGGACAAGTGGCAGTGGGCGAACTTCGATGGGAAAATAGGGTTCGTCAACGGGACGGACAAGCCGCAGCAGTGGGCCGGGGCAGGGCTGATGACAGACCTCGACATCCAAGAGGTTGACGCTGGTGGCGGGCTGGACGATGAAAACATTATCGGCATCAACGTCTTCAAGAATCGCACATGGTTCTGGGAGGATGGCTCACAGGATGTGTGGTACTCCGCGCTGAACACGTTAGGGGGGGATTGCACGAAGTTCCCGATGTCTCGCGTCGGGCAGTTCGGTGGCGAGCTCATCGCCATGGTGACGTGGACTCGAGACGGCGGATCCGGCCCCGACGACTTCGCTGTCTTCATCATGAGTTCCGGCGAGGCGATCATCTACCAGGGGTCATCGCCGGCACTCGGTGGTGACTGGGCCATCGTCGGTGTCTACGACATTGGCGAGCCGCTGTCGGTGCGGTCCATCGTGAAGTTCGGTGGTGATGTCTTCATCATCACCCGCCTCGATTACGTCAACCTCTCACAGGTCATCCCAGGTGCTGAGGCGTATCGCGACAAGAGCAAGGTTGTCCGCGCCCTCCGCGATGCTATCGGCACAGGCGGGGCGATATGGGGCTGGGAAGCACAGGTCTACCCCAAGCGCCAGCTTGCGATCTTCAACCACCCGGTGACCGCAGGCACTGAGTACGAGCAGCACGTTATGAACACTGTGACAGGCGCGTGGTGTCGATTTACTGGCATAACCTCACACACTTGGCAAGCTTACGCAAGTAGAATGTTCTTCGGCTCCACCAGCGGATATGTCTATGAGTTCGACACCAGCCAGTCCGACGCGGGCACGGCGATTGAGTCAGAGTTCCAAACCTCATGGCTCCCCCTCGGTGGGTATGGGAATAAGAGCTTCATTGCCATCAGAGAGTTCACCGTAGCGAACACTGATATCAACACTGAGAACCAGTATGTCGTGGACTACGAGATCTTTTCGGATCAGGTGTACCCCGTCTCAGTCACCTCTGGTTTTGCAGAGTGGGGCGACCCATGGGGTACGCCATGGAGTGCTGCTGATGCCCCTGACAAGGACTGGGAGATGGTGGGTCTCTATGGTGAGGTGCTCTCCACGAGGAAGCGCCTGAGCACCAAGCAGCGGGTGAAGTACCTCGGCGCATCGTGGCTCTACGAGGCGGGGGAGAGGTTGTAAGATGCAGCTCATACTACCGACCACTGAGGA